CCCTAACCCTAAGTCACATGATTCGGGCACCGGCAAGCTCGCATCGAAACAATGCGTCCCTCTCTGTCATCACTAAGTCATTGCATGAAGCTATGGAACTGCGTCACCGCAGTCCCTCTTGTATAATCCAATAAAAATGAAGGAAGCTCAAGAAACTTGGCTTATCAAACTTTAATGCTTCCTAACGTCACCAGCCTAAGTCATTCCACTGCTCGCGTGGTATGACCTCGATCACTTCGTCGCCGCCTAGCTGCGCCACACTTAATGGCTGCTCTCGCTGATCGTGCACGTGCTGCACTGCGTTCTGCGCGTCCTGCTCAAACTGATCCCAGTCGATCGCCTCGTCTGCCAGCAACTGCGGGGCCGGCGCAACCACGGCCGGCGGCTGCTGCACTACACGCTGGTAGGGTACCAACATGTGCTCGATACTGCCCAAGGGCATCTCCAGTCGACGCCACAGAGCTGCCGTTCGACTTGGCGGCATCTTGCTGTACCACTCCAAGGGTGGTACATTGGAGGTGATGATCACCTTCTTCACGCCCATGGGCGTGGTGCTGCCTTTGGTCTCGACATTCAGTGGATATCGGTCCAACAGGCGGCACATGAAATCCAGGCTGAGCCAGCCATAGAATTCATCGATCACGACCACTTCTTGGCCGACGTAGCCGTCCCACCAGGCCGTCTGACCTGCGGGCCGACTCAGCCAGAAGGCCTCGGGCCCTGCGAGGTCGCGCGCCTTGCTGGTCTTCCCAATCCCAGGCGCGCCCCAGATCACCTGTGTAAACACAGGCCAGTCACGCTGCTTACCAGTCAGCGTGCGGTAGAGGCTCACGAACTTGTAGTGCTTGGCCACTACCGTGAACAACTCCGGATCTTCTGCCACTTCTTTGAGGGTGGCCCCCTCATCAAGCTTACGCTTGAGTGCCAACATATCATTGCGCTTTCCCTGACCGCCCCAATCAGGCGACTCCTGACCGCACTCCCACGGTCCGTCGATACGAGTATCTGCTTTGGTGCAGTACTCCTTGGCTTGCATGTGAGAGCCCTTACGGCCTTCCCAGTGCGCGCCCTGGTCCACGTTGCGCTTCAGCCACTGAAGACGCTTCTTCCCAGAGAAGACCACGTAGCCCTGGAGATGCTCAGTACCCTGAGCGCCTTTCTCCCGCTGCCAGACCGCATATTCCACCTGCGGCCAGTTGCTAGGCAACTGATTATTGGCAGGATTGTTCACAGTGAACATCCAGTACATTGACAATGTTTTATCCATTCCCAAAAATCACTCCAACACGACTCGGTTTCGATCCTAGGTCTCACTTACCTTTCTCTGGTTTTGTCAGCTGAGAGCTGCTGAGTTCTGTACAAGAAGAAAAAATTAATGGTTTATATAAAGTGCAAATCCAGAATATTCTGGATTGTTCCTTCAGGAATGTTCTGATACACACTCATCAAAAGGAAAATATTATCACACGAAATCACAAAATCACAAACAGTGAAAATTGAGTATTATCAACAATACGCTAAAATGGCTGCTTCGTCTACTTCTATCAAAGCCGTCCTGCCTGAGAATGTCGTTCCGATCAATCTCGAAGATCGAAAGAAGAAGAACGACGCCTGGATCAGCGCCTTCAAAAAGTCGCACGGCATCAAGAAGCAATCTGTGCTTCCATCGCAAACGATGCAGCACAACGAATGGGCAATCAAGACCGGTTGGTCTATGTCTGACGCCAACACTTGGCGCCAGCTCTGCGAAAAAGCAAAATTCGCCATGGACGACAACGAAGGCGTCGGAATCCTCTGCCTGTTGTCTGAAACGGTTGCTATGGCCAACCACTGTGACTCACACCCTATCGGTCTGATTCACTTTGCCCGCACTGCGCGCGGTCGTCCAGTCTGGGACTTGGACACGTTGGACTACCTCCAGCAAAACATGCTGTCGCCGCCCAACACACCCGAGGAGGATCACGCGGTCGAAGCGCCGCGTACCCAAAAACGTCGACTTGTCTTCGAGGATCAAGCCACTCAGCCCGTCGACGACGATGATGATGTCCTTCGCGATTAAAATGCTCAGTCTTTCTCATCCCAATAGTTCACGCCCTTACATGACAAGCATGAAGGTCTCCACGAGGGGCTGCTGCCCCCGGCCCCCGCTTGGTACAAGTACGGAAGACTATACACGCTCTTTGACTGGGCAACCATGGGGTCGCCGTACGTCTCAGGCGTCATGCCCTGCCGGGAGCTTATATCATTGCATGAAGCTAGGGTTATAGGGTTAGTTCCCAAGGGAACCCAGGGAATGTTCCATTCCCAGGGAACATGTTCTCAAGTTCCATGTTCCAAAGTGGAGGGTAATACTAAGTTCCCAGGGAACTTGCCTCCACTTTGCGGCATTATGTACTGCGTACAATGCCTCTCATAACCCGGGCAGTCATAAATGCCTAAGTACCCGGGCGTTCACTGGGAACAATTTCAATCAAGTATGATTATTCGTTTAGTACTCATCTTGCGCAACATTTTCTGTTGCACTAGACGACCTTCGGAACCTTCGGACCAAACTAAAAAATAAACTTTGTATATAGTAATGTCATATCTGGGAAAGCGTAAAGCTACCTCTGTACGTGCTCGTCGTGCAAAGTACACGAGTCGTGTTGGCCGTCCGATGATCGGACGCAACTCTGGTCCAGGCCGCTCCGGTTTCAAGGCGAACTTCTTTCGCCTTCAGCGTGCCTACAAGAACGAAATGGGCTACGTGGATGTGGCCTCCGCCACCTACCCTCTGGACTCAGCTGGTGCAGCTGGCTCTGTGAAGCTGCTCAACACGGTTGCGCAGGGCGCGTCGGTCAATCAACGCATTGGCAAGAAGATCGTTCTGAAGGGCCTGCAGTGCCGCGGCTACGTGCAGGGCAACAGCAACTGCGACACGACGTCGGTGAGCTACCTCATCGTCTACGACAAGCGCCCAACTGGCGCGAATCCGTCTGTCACGGACATCCTGATGTCTGCCGACCCGAAGTCGATGAACAACGACGCCAATGCCGGACGCTTCCGCATCCTCAAGCGCGTTGATCTCACGGTCATTGGCAATGACTCGGCGTTCGCGAATCTGCTGTCCGAGACGCGACAGGCGGCCGATTTCTTCCTTGATCTCAAGGGGTTGCCCACCACCTACAAGGCGGCGGCAACTGGCGCGATCGGCGACATCGAAGAGGGCGCGCTCTATCTCGTCACCGTCGGCGATGAGGCTGCGGGCACTGGTGCCGCTGGCCTGACGTCGGCGTTCCGCTTGCGCTTCGTCGACGTGTGAATGAAAACAACGGCTTTTATTTTCATTTCACACCCTAACCTAACCGCTGCGCGGTTCCCTAACCTAACCCCTAACCCTAACCCTAACCCTAACCCTAACCCTAAGTCACATGATTCGGGCACCGGCAAGCTCGCATCGAAACAATGCGTCCCTCTCTGTCATCACTAAGTCATTGCATGAAGCTATGGAACTGCGTCACCGCAGTCCCTCTTG